TAATCTCCATCTGAAATACGAGCGTCAAGAAAAGTCTCAATAGTATCGCTTTCTGCCTCAGTAATGTTTTCAAAAGAGAGATTATAGACTTTTGGACTAATATTTAATCCAAATTTTATTACCTGTTCATAACCATCTTGAAATCTTGTCCTTGTCACGTTAGGATCTATGTCTTTTGTTACACCATAAACAGGTTCTATAGATGGAAATGTTTCAGCCATTAACCTAATAATCCTCCAGGTCGTTTTTGTCTAATAAGTTCTGCTTGTACTGCCATCCCTAACATTTTCCCTAGTTCGGCAGATTGTGTTGAATCTGATTGAACATTTGATCCAGTAGCATCAACATTAACATTTATATTACCAATTCCCCCAGAACTTTCCACTCCAAGTTTTCCGTTAGCACCACGTTTTAGAGGCATGATAGCTTCTGGCCCAGCCTCACCCATAAGCCCTGCACCATTTGCCATTGGGAATAAAGTTGGTTTGCTGACGATACCACCATAGGCATAAGGGACGATTTTATTTTGAGCAAACACATTACCTTTTGCACTAGGCAAAACTTTTCCTTTACTTATCACATTGCCATATGCACTTTTTGTTAAGCCTAAAGATCCTAATATAGGATTTGCAACTTTCATAAATGCTGCTTTTATAATTATTTTGTTTAACTCTTTTATTGCAGATAGAGCAAGTTCTCTAAATCCTCGTTTACCCTCAACAAAGAAATCAGCAAAAGCATCTCCTAAGTTATTGGTAACATTTAACGCAAGTTCTCCAACCCTACTTTTAAGATCTGTTGCTTTTTCTGAAATTTTTGCAAATTCTTCTGCAAAATTATATGATTGATTTGCTACTTCCTTTAATCCTTCTTTGATAAGTTCAAGATTTCCTCCAAATCTTTCTTGGTATATTATCGCTTGTTGGTCAAGCATAATTTGATCATATTTTGCTTGTGTTATCTGCCCAGTAGCTAGTTGGAATTTTACAAATGAAGCATATTTTTCATCTTCTGCTTTTTTCTCTTCATCTCTTATTTTTTGAATGAAGTCTATATTTTTTTGTAAGTTTTTATCAGACTTACCATCATCATCTTTACCTTTACCTTTACCTTTAGGTTTACCTTTACCTTTTTTATCATCATCAACTACTCCTCTTAATTCGTTTACTATATCTTTAAAACCTAGAATTTCTGCTTGAGCAAGAAGCATCTCTTTTCTTACTATACTTGTTGCATCAGCTAAATTTTTGCCTGTAGCTTGCTCATATAGATAAAAAATATCAGTAGAAAAATTATTTATTTCTCCAAAGGTTTTTCCAATACTTGCTCTTAATTTTTTTTCTAATCTATCTGTAGCACCAAAAATATTAAAATTTCTTTTTTCAAGTATATTGTCAACATCACCAGCAGTGATAACTGTTGATTCAATATTTTTTATTGCTTGATCTTTTGCCTCTTCATTAATTTTTTGTCTTTCATTTTTATTTAAACCTAAAATATTTATTAATCTTCTTTCAGTAGCAATACTATCAACCATATTTCTAAATGCTTTTACAATTGCTGCAAAATCTTTAATAATATCTTCTGAAAGTTTTTGGAACTGCGCACCTATTGGTTTTAATAAAGAACCTAGGTCATCATTTAATTCTTCTAAAGTAGTTCTTAACCTATCACCAGCGGCATCTGGCCCTGCTGCTAGAATCTCTGCATTTTCTCCATAAGTTGCAAAAAGTTTCTTAGCAAAACCCATAAAGTCATCCAATGTTACTTTTCCTTGCTCCAATGCCTTGTCTAATTCTGCTGGAGTTTTATCCATAGAATCAGCAAATAAAGTAAATGCGCCAGGTAACCTTTCACCCAACTGTTGTCTTAATTCTTCGGCGCTTACCTTGCCTTTTGAGAATACCTGGGCAGTCGCTCGCATTGCCGCTTTCATATCCTCTAAGTTTCCACCAGTACCTCTAATACCAGCGGCAATTGCTTTAAATACTTCTTCTGCATCAGAAACTGATTTTCCAGCACCAACAACAGATGCTGTTAAAGATGTAAACTGTCTTGTTATTACACTTTGTGGTATAGCTAATTTTCTTGATGTTTCTAACAAGAATTTTTGTGATTTATTAAATCTTTCTGTATCTCCAATAACAAGTTTTAAAGCTTTACGTTGTAAACTTAACGCAGCAGCAAATTCTGCAACACCAGCAATCTGTTGTCGCAACATACCGACTTGCGCGCCAACAGCAGCGCCAACAGCCCCACCGGCTGGGCCTCCAATTGCTAATCCAATCCCAGCACCAATAGCCCCTTCTGGCCCTCCAAAAATACCACCAGCGGCAACAGCACCAGCACCTTTAGCAATACCTCCAAGTCTTCCTCCAAACCTTGATGATGTAGCACCAGCTTTTCTCATTTGAGCATCTAATCTTGCAATGTCAGCAGTCAACTGTTTAAATTCAATACTGGTAACGTCTGCCATGTTACGCAAACCATTCAAGGCGTTTCTTTGCGCTTGCATTCCATTAATGCTATTACGCATTCCATTTCCTAACTTATTAAATTCATTTTTTACCTGTAATAAAGATTTTTTTGATAAACTTTGAAAATCTCTATTTAAACGTCTAGTTTCACCGCCAAGCCTTCTAAAGGCTTTATTAACCTCACTATCACCTTTTGACAGAAACTCAATATTAATTCTTGACGTAGACGCGGCCATATTATTTCTTTTCCTTGTTTAATTCTTTCAAAGCAGCAGCTTCCATAATTTGTAGCTCTTCTAAGATTTTACGCCTATCTATAATATTGTAAAGGTCAAACATACCACCTTGCATTAAAAGAACCTCATATCTTAATCCTACAAAACCTCCGAAAGAAGTAGTCCATTGTGTCTGCATATTACAAAAAAGCATAACTGCATCCCAATTATCATCGTAAACCTCAAAATTTTTATCTTTTTTTTCTTCTTTTTCTTTCGGCAGTTCTAAACCAAATGCTTTTGCATCATCTTTGGTGTCATCTATAACTTCTTTGCCAGACCCTAACCAATAAAGAACTGCCTCTTTTAGTTTTTTACTTTTTCGTCAATTAATGATCTTGTGTAAGATTCGGATACTGCTCTCAACCAATAAGCATCCTCCATCATATCTTTTAAGTTTTGGTTATTGAAAGGGATGTCATCTCCATTTTCTTCTTTCATATTTTCCCAACCTTCTAACATCATTTTCAACATTTCAAATTCTGTTTTTGAATCTGATGCTTTTTGATACTCGCTTACTTTTAGTCGTTTAAAAATAGCAATAAATTCATTTTCTTCATAAACCCCAACGTCAGTTTCACTAGGTTCACGAACAACAACAGGCCATTTAAAAGTTTTGTTCTTTTTTCTTACGAAAGTCATAAAGTGTAGAAATAAATATACTTCTACACTCTAGCTCTTAACTCTAAAAAAGTTAAGTATATAAGAAAGTTAGCTCATCATTAGCTGAACTTGGAACTAATGTATATGGAATTTCAAGCATATTAACTCCATCCATTTCTCCGTAAGTAACATCACCAATATCAACTTTAGCGCTTGAAAACTTACAGATATTTCCAGCAGTTGTGCCGTGTGTAACTTGTATGTTGCCTAGAGAAGTATCTGTTAAAGCAGCGGCAAAATAATCTTTCTGCGCAATAGTTGGCGCTTCTATGGTTACTGAACCATTTGCTGCCCTATCAGTAAGAAGGACTTCTTTTGTTCCTCCAACAAGCTCTCTATACACAATTGAATTACCAATGTCAAAACTTAAACTCTGAAGCGCACCAGCGTAACTTAGAAGTTGAAAACTAGTTGTGTTGCCATTTTTAAATATTAATGGAGTTGCTTGGTTTCCATAAGTAACAGAGGGCAATGCTGTGTCAGTTGGGGCGTTGTATATTCCGGTAAAAGTAAAATCAAGTGTTGGGATCGCGCCAACCTCAGTTGTCAATGCAACATTTCCTCGGCAACCAGTAACAATATGTCTTACGCCATCTACGTTGTAGTGAATAGTAACAGATGAAAAGTTAGCTGAAATTGGTTCGTAGGTCACACTTGTTCCAGACGCTACAGTTTCCGAAAGGCCACACGCCTTAAGCGCACTTCCGTACCGGGGCGCAGTTCCAGCCGAACCACTGCCAGCAAACTCAACGCTGAATGTACACTCAACTTTGGTGTTTGCTAATAGCTGTTGTGATGAACCAAGATATGGCCTTACAACATCTCTATTAACAACATCACTTGATTGTGGTGTGATAGTAAGATCAGTTACTAAAACTACGTCTGTAGCTGCTGGAGTAGGATCAGTTCCGTATGAGCTTTCCGCTTCAATTAGGATTACTCTCTTCCTTGTCAGTTGTGCCATCTGTAATTACCTCTTTAGGGAGTTCTGCTTGTGAAGTTTGTTGAACTAGCTTTCGCTTGCCAGTTTTAGGGTTAAGAATGTAAGTTCCACCCTCGTTTGGGATTTCATTACTCATAATAAACAATCAGGGTTGATAGGCTTCACAATACATCATAGCTATGTAGTTAAACTGTTATATAAAGTTCTGTACTCAATATCAAACTCACAAGATACAATCCCTGCTGGTTCATCAGCCTCAAGAACTTCAAAAGAAGTTGTAGATGGCCTTATGTCTATAGCTAGACCTCCTACAGTTGTATCTGTAAGAATTTTCGTATGTAAGCTTTCAATCGTTGGATCAGCCACGTTATCTGGTACTGCGCCTCTAACAATTACAGAAATACGAATCCTAAATTCCCATGTTACTGAGTTATTAAAACTGCTTGTATCCTGTGGAGTATCGCTTATAGGCTCAAGAACAATAGCTGGAGTTTCTGCTTTTGCAAAAGCTTCCGGTCTAGATCTATAAATCCTAGTACCGACTCCTGTTGTATTAGCAAGATTTGTTTTAGTTGCAGCTAAAATTTGTTCTCTTTTTGTAGCCATGTCATACCTTCATTAGAAAAACAATACATAAAGTACCATCATCAATTTTTTTTACATTACGAACTTTATAGTTAACAGAATTAACTGTTACTGTTGCATCAAAAACCAAAGCTCCTAAATCACTTGTTTTTGCTGTTAATTGATAATCAGTTGTGACTACAAGTCCATCAGCAATCATTTCATCTGGTTGATCTAATATACCTTTGTAAGTTGTAGAACTATAAACAACAGTATCTGTAAAATCAGCAAAATATGTATCTAAGTCTTCAGTAAATGCCATAAGAAAAAAGCCCTCTAATGAGGGCTATATGTTTAGCCGTACTTTTTAAGACCAATTAAATTGATACTAAAAGTAAATGTTGGGGATGATCCACCGATTGTTTGTACAATCCTAATAAAACGCTTACTTGAATCTTTATTGATTGCAAGTGTTTGCATTGAAGCAGCATCAACAACTTGTGTAAAAGTAGCACCAGATAAATCTGTAAATGTACCACCTGTTGCATCTGATTCGGTGAGCTTAATGTCTAATGTTGGAGAAGAACCGCCACCAGCAGCACTATCCAAAATTAGCATTACATCACCATCGTATTCAAGAAGATCTATTGAGCTTGATGTAGCTGTGCTTGTTACAGCAGCAGTAGCAACACCAGCAACAACAGTTAACTTCTCTAAGTTCTGTTGGATAACAGACATTTTAAGATTCCTCCATGATTGAGATTGCTTCTTCTAATTCGACAATTAGATCAGCTTTGTTATGTCGCTTATCAAGTTCAAGTCCTAATTGTCTTCCGTAAACTTCAAGTTGTGCTTT